CGAATGAACGTGGACTACAGGAACGACCAGCCGCTATCCACTGACGCTTTCCCGATGGCTGCGGGCGCGCAAGGCGGCGGGTGGGATACGTCCCTATGGGATGTCGGCATGTGGGGCGACGGCGCTTCGCCCTATAGTAACTGGTACGCAGCCACCGGCATTGGCACCACGGCGTCCGTTCACATGGGCGGGCAGAGCAACGGAATCCAAGTCATCCTGAACGCTTGGGACTTGAAGTACGAAGTCGGCCAGCGGGTGGCGCTGTAATGGCGATCATCCCCATTTTCCAGCCCAGCGAGGAATTGTTTCGGCGTGCCGTTGACGCCGTGCTGACGGGGGCGGGAATGGATAGCGCGGGCGCCTTCGCTTCCGTCCGACTCACGCCAATCACGACGGCAGAGAAGAACGCAATGGCGAACGTCAAAGGCACGCTCGTCTATGACGGCACCCTCAACAAACTCTGCCAGAACACCGGGGCGGGCTGGGAAACGGTGACAAGCGTATGAGCCACACGATCTTTTTCCCGAGCAACGACGCCGAGAATCTGAAGCTTTTGGAGTGGGCGGCCCATCGCATCCCGCACCTTACGCCGAGCCAAAGCATGAAGGCGGTGGGCGTCGTGGGCGGCGGTGATCTGACGTTTCCGCTCCTGGCGGTGTGCATCTATCACAACTACACCGCGCCGCGAGAGATCGACGGTAAGACGTGGTATGGCACCTGTGAGATTTCATTTGCGGCGGCGAGCCCGAAATGGGCAACCCGTCGCACAATTTCTACCTTGTTGAGCATACCATTTCTACAGTATGCTTGTAGGAAGGTAGTGACGGCTACTCCCTCCACGAACAAGCGCGCTTTGCGTTTCAACGAAGGGATTGGCCTGAAGCCGGAAGGGACGCTACGGCATCAATATGCCAAGGGCGTTCATGCCTGCATTTGCGGAATGACGAAGTCGGAGTTTGAGGCGCGGTGGAGAAATCCACGCCCGAAGGTCCGTCGTCCAACCGGAACGCAGGCATATGGGCAGCAAGAGCGCATCAGCACCCCCGGCCCCTGATCCTAAGTACGTCTCGCAGCAGCAGACGCAGAGCAACGTCAACACGGCGGTTGCGAACGCTTACCTGAACCGCGTCAACCAGTACGGGCCGGACGGGTCTAAGACCTATGCCGTGACGGGCTCGCAGGACGTGGGCGGAACGAACGTCCCGATCTGGTCGGAAACGACGCAGTTAAGCCCTGGCCAGCAAAAGATTTACGATAGCCAACAGCAGCTAACGCAGGGCACGTCGGATCTGGCCAACCAGTACGTTGGCCGCATTGGCGATGCCACGTCCAAGCCCTACAGCTATGACGGCCTCGCCCCGGCTCCGACCTATAACGAGGACTACCGGCGCCAGCAGTTGCAGGCCATTCAGGACCGCAACGCGCCGCAGATGCAGCGCGACCGGGACGCCCTCAACCAGCGGCTTGCCAACCAGGGCATCTCGCTAGGCACCGACGCCTGGAAGGCCGCACAGGACGATTACAGCCGCTCCGTAAACGACTTCAGGCTTGGGGCGGATGTGCAGGCGGGCAACGCCGCCGCGCAGCAGTACGGACTGGAGAGCAACACCCGCGACCGCGCGATCCAAGAAATGACGGCGCTACGGACACAGCCGATCAATGAGGTGGCGACGCTCCTTGGAACGGGCAACGGCGTACAGCAGCCGCAGTTCAGTCAGGTAGCGCAGACGCAGGTCGCGCCGACCGATGTGAGCGGGAACTATTGGAACGCCTACCAAGGCCAGCTTGCCCAGCAGCAGATGCAGCAAAAAAGCTCGGATGCCGCGATGGGTGGGCTGTTCGGCTTGGGAGGGGCGGCAATCCAAGCCGGGGGCATGTTCCTATGAGCGCTCCGGCCGCTCGCACGAGAACGTCACGTGGCCCGTGTAGTGGGAAATCTGCGTCGCCCGCGCCACGCGCCCATACTTCTGGCAATGCGCGTTCGCGGCTTGGATCGCGCCACCTGGCGTTGTCGTATAGTTCACCACGCCACCAAGCTCGGTCGCATCCACTGTCGGCGCGCAACCCGCAAGGGCTGCCAGCATGACCACCATCAAAAGCCGCATTCTGTTTCCTCCTGATTCGGTCGGGAATATCGCGCTGCAGTTCAGTGGGGGCAAGGACAGCCTCGCGCTGGCCCATCTCCTGCGTCCGCATTGGGACCGGCTGACATTCTACCACGTAGACACGGGGGATTTGCTACCGGAAGTCCGCGAGATTGTGGACGGCATCGAGGCGCTGGTGCCCCGGTTCGTCCGCATCGAAACCCACGTGGCCGACTGGCATGAGCGGTTCGGCCTGCCAAGCGACCTTGTGCCGACGACCTGCACGCCCGCCGGGAATGCCATAGGGATTGGCTCTCGCCGCCTTGTTGACCGTTTCGACTGCTGCGCTTCCAACATTATGGCGCCGATGCACGCCCGCATGGCCGCCGATGGCGTGGCGCTCGTCATTCGTGGCACCAAGCGCGCCGACATGCCCCGGCTGCCGGCTGAAAACGGTCCAACGGGTATGGGCTACGACTTGTGGCTGCCGCTTCTGGAATGGTCCGACGCCGACGTATTCGCCTATCTCCGTCAGGTTGGCGCTCCGATCTGCCGCGTCTACGAAAACGGCGTTCAGTCGCCCGAGTGCGCGACGTGCCCGGCTTGGTGGAGCGAGGGCAGGGCGGCGTACCTTGCCAAGTATCACCCGGATCTGAGCGCGTCCTACCACGCAAAGCTCGCGACGGTAGCCGCTGAAATCTCGCCCTTGTGGTCTCATCTGCAACGGGAGATGGCTGGATGACCGTCCTTCCTGACGACAACCTTGCATACACGCTCGCGGGCGTGGGCCGTCGCCGGAGTCCTTACGACGCCCGGCGCTCCTTTGCCGAACGCCTCTCCGCGCAGGGAGCAGATACGAGCCCTGTGTCGTCTCCCTGGCAGGGCGCGGCTCGTCTTGCGCAGGCATTGGCCGGCGCATACGGGACGTACAAGGCCGACACCGAAGAAAAGCAGGCCACCGAGGACCGCAACACCAAGCTCGCCGCCGTCATGGCGGAACAGGACCCGCAGAAGCGGATTGGGCTGTTGTCTGCGATTGATCCCGAAATAGGCGCGCGCTTGTCGGGGCAGCTTGCCATTGAGCAGGCAAAGATTGACCGGACGCGAGAGAGCAACCGGGAAGCAGGCTCTGTGCTTCGTGGTGCCTATGGTGCATCGCCGCAAGGTGTCATGCCTCCGCAGGGGCCGGCTGCTCCAGCTATGGCTCCAGAGCAGGCTAAGGCCGCAGCGCAGCAAAAAATCCAATACCTCGTGAATATGCACGGCTTCACGCCGGAACAGGCTGCCACGATGGTTGGCAACCTTTATCAAGAGAGCGGCTTTAATCCGACTGCCACCCACGACGGCGGCACCGGCTACGGGCTTGGAGGCTGGCGCTTGGAGCGTCGTGATGCGCTCATCAAAGAGGCGCAGGCCAAAGGCGAAGATCCGGCCAACCCGACGACGCAGCTTGATTTCTACGCAAACGAATTCAAGACCCGGCCAGAATTTCAGAAGTTCCAGCAGGCGCAAACGCCTGAGCAGCGTCAAGCCGCGATGATGGACTACTTCCGGCCCGCTGGTTACACGCCGCAGAATCCACAGGGCGGGCACGCTTTCGCGAGCCGTATGCAGTACGGGCAGCAATTTGGGCAAAGTGCACAGCAGCCCGGCCAGCCGCAGCCGCTTCAGGTCAACATGACACCCAACGGGATGCCGCAGGGTGACAACAACGGTGCGCCGCCCCGGCCTTCGCCGGTTGGCGTTAACGCGCCAACGATGACGGCAGACGGCAGCGGTTCGCCTATTCCCCCGACGCAGCCGCAGCGTGCGCCCGAAATCCCGAGGCCGCAGGCTGACCCGGAAATCGTTAATCGTGTCATCGCGCTGCGTTCCGCTGGACAGATGACGACGGCCGAAGCTGATCGGGTCATCAGCGAGGACATCAATCGCCGTTGGCAGTACGCCCAAACGCAGGCTGCAGAGGATCGCCGCCAGCAGCTTCAAATCCAGACGGAAGATCGACGCCAGCAGGGCGCACTTGATCGTTCCGGCGCTGAGGCATTCATCAAGGGCACAGCGGATCGGTACATCAAGGACGTGCGCCCGAAGGCTGAAAACGCCGTCAGCGAAATCAACAATATCCACCAAATCCGCCAGTTGCTTGATGCTGGCGCAATCACCGGCACGGGCGCAGATGCGCGGCTGTTTACGGCCAAGCTGGGCGAGTTGTTGGGCATCCCGAGCGAGCAGGCGGCTAATACCCAGGTCCTGCAGTCGGCTTTGGCGGCTCGCGTTCTTTCCGGCATGGGCGGCTCGCTTGGTGCGGGCTTCTCCAACGCCGACCGCGATTTCGTTGAGCGCGCCAAGGGCGGCCAGATCACCATGACCGAGCCCGCGTTGCGTCGCCTGATTGACATTGGCGAGCGTCAGTCCCGCATGGTTGTTGACGCGCACGGCAAGGAAGTCTCCCGGCTCAACACAATCCCCAGCCTTTCCACGATGGGCAAAGAGTTCTTCACGCTGCCGCCCGTGCAGGACTACGCGACGTGGCGCGAGGCCAATCCGCTTGCGCCGGTTATGCCGCCGCCTGCCGGTGGTGCACCGAGCGGCAACAATAGCGCCCTGCCGCCGCCGCCTCCTGGCTTCCGGATGATCCGATGAGCAACCTCGCCATCAATGACGCAGGGGAAGTCCTCGCCTTTGACGGCAAGGAATGGAAACCCGCGCCCGTGGCCGCAAACGACAAGGGCCAGAGGACGGCCTTTGACGGCAAAGAATGGCGACCGCTTGACGCCAAGCCGGAAAGCGGCACGTTTTCCAACGCCGCCGAGAAGGTCAACACGGGCGTCAACTGGTTAGGAACACAGCTCACCAAGGGCGTGACTGGCGTGCTAGGCGCTCCCTCTGCGCTGGGCGAGCTTGGCAGGCAGGCGGCGGGCTATCTGGGCGAAAAGGTCGGCGTTCCTGAAGCAGGGCGCGCTGCCGGTGCCGTGTTTAAGAACATGATGACCTTTGGCGGCGTGACGCCAACGACCGAAGGGCTAAACCGCGCCGTGTTCAAGGAAGCGGGCGTTCCTGAAGTGAACGCCGCTGACAATCCCAATTTGATGCTGAAGAACCCGCTAGGGCTTGGCAGGGACATCAACGCGGGCGCTGTGCTGGACGCAGGCGTGCAGGCCATTCCCGGCATGATGATGCTGCCCGGTGCGGCGCAGGTAGCGGGCGGCGCTCGTGCGGCGTCTGTGGCTGTGCCTGCGGTCGCTGGCGGCTCTGCGTCGGAACTTGCTGGCCAGTACGCCAAGGATACGCCCTACGAGATCCCGGCACGCCTTGCGGGCGGCCTTGCTGGCGCGATGGCTGGTAGCCGTGCCGTCACTCCGTTGCCTGCGAACCTCACGCCCGAACAGGCCCGAAATGTTGCGGCGGCTCGTGATCTAGGAATCCCCATGACGGTGGGGCAGGAAACAGGCCGCTTCCGTGGTGTCGAGTCGGCGCTTTCCCGCTTCCCAACCTCTCGTTACCTGATGATGGATGCCGGAGATCGGCAGCGCCAAGCCATCAATACAGCGGCTCTTGCCCGCACCGGAACGCAGGGCAACCGCGTCGATCCGGGCACAATAGACGACGCATTTACGCGGCTCAGTGGCGAGTTCGACCAACTCACGCAGGGCCAGAATGTTCAGCTTCGCCCGGACTTTTACAACCGCGTGGGTAGGGCGGCGGCCGAATACACACAAAACGCCCTTCCGTCCGACATATCCCCAGCCGTTACGCGGCGCTTGAACGATTTCTGGAATCTACGCCCGGCGCAGGGCCAAGCATTTCCGGAACTTACATCGCGGCAGTATCAGGAGTTCCGCCGCAGCGTATCGACGGCGGCAGCCGACGCGGGCGATCCGGCCGTGAGGCGCGTTCTGCGTGACATGCGCGGCGCGCTTGACGAGGCGATGGAAGCGTCGTTGCCCGCTGACCGTGCCGAAGCCTGGCGCACAGCGCGCGAACATTGGGGCAACCTGAAAACCCTGTCAGCCGCGTCTGCTGCGGGAACGCAAGAGAGCCGGGCCGCAGGGAATCTGTCGCCTGGAGCATTAACGAGCGCCGTTCGCCGGTCGCGCGGCACCGACAACTTCGCTCGCGGCAACTCTCCAATGGACGACATTTCGCGCGTGGGGGATTACCTCGCGGATACGATCCCGAACAGCGGCACGCCACAGACGGCGATGATGCAAACCATGCTCACGGGCGGCCCGTTGGCTGGCGCGTATGCAGTGGGCGGCATTCCTGCAGCGGCTCTTGTTGGCGCCAGCATGGCGGCCCCTAATCTGTTGGCTCGCGCTATGGCGGGCACACGCGGCACGGGCTGGCTTCGCGACTACCTAGCCAATCAGACGATGGCCAACGCTTACCCGCAGGTAGGCAATCAACGCCTCGCGGGCATCTTGGCGCGTGGCGCGGTGCCAACGGTTCCCCGACTGGAGAACCGGCCATGAGCGTAAGCCTGCACAATCGCTGTGGCGTACATCACGCCCAAAAACAGCGGGCCATAGATGAGAACGTGATTGAACGGCGTTCCGTAGAGATACGGCGCAACGCCGAACATCGCCGCACAACCGGCGCTGAACTGAATAAGTTTTTTCACGCGCCCAGCACTAGCATGAAAAGGAACGGGTAAGCAAAATGGCCCGCAACGGCAGTGGCACCTACAGCCTTCCGCAACCCCCCTTCACGCCTGGCACTACGATTGCGTCGAGCGCGGTCAATTCCGACTTCTCGGACATCGCCGCCGCGCTGACGCAGTCCATCTCAAAGGACGGACAGACGGTTTACACCGGCAACCAGCCGATGGGCGGCAACAAGCTCACTGGCTTGGGCGCTGGTACAGCGCTCACCGATAGCGTGCGACTGTCGCAGGTTGCCGATGGTGCCATCAACTACGGCGGCACGGCGGGCGGTACGGCCGACGCGATCACGCTTTCTCCTGTGCCGGGCATCACGGCCTACGCGGTCGGACAGACCTTCACCTTTAAGGCGGCATCTACCAACACCGGGGCAATGACCGTCGATGTCAGCACGGTAGGGGCGGGCGCGCTTGTCTGGCCCAATGGAACGGCCATGGCGGCGGGAGACATTGTGGCGGGCGGCGTCTACGAAATTGCGGTTTCTGCGGCCACGCCGGTATTCCACCTGCAAAACTCTTCCTATCCCGCGCTGCCCCGCACAGGCGGCACGTTAAGCGGCGCAACGAGCGTCACCGCAACGCTCACCATGACAGGGGCGGCGTTCAACGAAGCCGTCCGGGTAGACGTGGCAAGCGCCACAACCTGCAACATCGGCGCGGCGGCTTCCAACTATGTCCGCATCACCGGCACGACCACAATCACTGGCTTGGGCACGATTGCCTCGGGCGTGCGCCGCAAGGTGGTGTTCGGCGGCATCCTCACGCTTACCCACAACGCAACGTCGCTGATCCTGCCCACGGGCGCGAACATCACCACGGCGGCGGGGGATTGCGCGGAGTTTGAGTCGGAAGGCTCCGGCAACTGGCGTTGCACGGACTACATGCGGGTTAGTGGCCGTTCTGTTGCTGCTCCCAAAGGATATGTAGCGACTAACGCAACTGGCTATACCTTGGCGTCCTCCTACAGCGCCCCGATGACTATTACTGAGGGCATTCAATTATTCTCGACCAGCTACACGGCCACAAGCGGCAACACGATTCTGATAGCCGTTGACGTGGTTAAATACGCGGGCCAGGGCGTCTCGCAAGCCCTTAGCATTTTTGTTGATGGAGCTACAAATGCCGTAGCCACATCAACGGTTCAGATCACAAACCTTGCCTATATGCAGATTGTGAATCGAGTTGTGTATTCGCTGGTGTCTACGGGTGCCGCTAACACCATAGAGATTCGCGTTGCGGGCGCTGGAACAATGGGAACGGCTGTCCTGAGTATTTCTGAGTTTTCGTCGTGACCACCGCCAACCTCAACATCCGCGTCTACGCCTAGAAGGAGGGCCATACAATGCCCGTTGAACAGATTGCCGGCCAGTATCAGGCTTCTCCGCAGACCTTTAGCGATGGCAGCACGATTGCCATTCAAGTTGACGCGCAGGGGCGGCTTATTGTTGTTGCCTCGAGCGGCGGCGGTTACACTTCGCCTGTAACACTGACCCGCACGGCCGACACTAACGCATACCTTGCCGGCGATGTTATCGGCGCGGCCACGGGAAGCACGGCGGCGCTGACGTTTGCCAACATCGGCCCATCTGGCGGCGGCGAGGTGTTCATCACCACGGTTAAGCTGGTGGTCAACATCTCCGCAATCCCGTCCGGGATGACCAGTTTTGTGCTGTATCTCTACAGCGCCACGCCGCCCAGCGCTTTAGGCGATAACGCACCGTTCAACCTGCCTTCCGGCGACCGCGCCACCTATCTGCAGCCGGTCAACCTGGGCTCGCCGGTCGATCTTGGCGACACGCTGGCCGTGGTCACTTCGCAGGTTAACCAGCAGATCACCATTCCCTCCGGCGGTTCGCTCTATGGCTATCTGGTCACGACCGGCGCTTTCACCCCGGCAAGCGCGACTGTGTTTACCATCACTCTGAAGTCTGTGAGCATCTAACGTGCAAGCCGCGCTTCGCACGATCCTGTTTTCAGGCAGAGGCCCCGGCTTTCTTGTGCAGGGCCTCGGCACTGTGCGGACGTTGCCAGAGCTTGGCGTGCTGTTGAACGCGGACCCGACGCTCAATGTCACGATGCTTGGCGACTACAACGCGCAAGCCGATGGCGTGTTTACTGACGCGCCTCTCGCCCTGTCGGCAGCCTACACCGGAACATTCGATGGGCAGGGTTACGCAATCCGGAACTTCAACCTGACGGACACGTCGGCAACACCAAGCCGCGATGTTGGGATATTCGGTTCCGTGGGCGATAATTCTGGCATCGGCACCGTTAAGAACCTGACCATCAGCGGCACGATCACGCAGACCGCGTGGGAGCGCGAGACTATCGACGGGCAAAACCGCTACCTGCTAGGCGTCACGGTTGGCGGCCTGTGCGCGTTCAATCGCGGAACGATCGACAATGTAACTACCCGCATGATTGTGTTTGGATCTGGCTCGGGCGGCCAGTTTGCCGGGCTTGTCGGCCGAAATCTCGAATGGACCGACAAGACAATCACGGGGATCACGCAGGCCAATCCGGGCGTCGTTACCATCGCCGCTCACGGTATGGCGACCGGGGCGCGGCTATACCTAAAAGACATTGTCGGCATGACCGCGTTGAACGGTCAGACCGTGACAATCACGGTGTTGAGCGCAAACACCTTCAGCATCGGCGTCAACACATCTGGTTACGGGGCCTATGTCTCGGGCGGTATTGCACTGGGCGCGGGCACAGTTAAAAACTGCACCGCAGCCGGAACCGTCGTTCTCAGTTCCTTTGCATATAACTGTTATCACTCGCCGTTGGTCGGATCAAATCACGGCCTGCTAGATAACAATCGGGCTCTTGCCTCTGCCGTTTGCACGGCGGCGGGCGGGTACAACCTAACGCCCGTTCTGGCCGACTACTACGATACCGGAGCGGTATTCACCGGCAGCATCACCAGTAACGTGATGACCGTTAGCAGCATCGCTCGCGGGACCATCCAGACCGGGCAATATATCTACGCGCCAAACTCAATCCCTGGCACCGTTGTCACGGCATCGCAGACTGTCACAGGCCAACTTACGGGCTCTGCTGGTGGCGTGGGCACTTACTCTGTAAGCGCCGGGAATAATGTCACCAGCCGCGACCTGTTCATGTCGCCCAACGCGCCGGGCACGTCTGCGACAACCGGATCGTGGATGGGCGGCATTTGCGGCGATAACGGCCTGCCGGACATAGACAGTAGCCCCACGGCGCTGGTGAGCAATTGCTACAACTGGGCAAACCTCGTCAATTCCAACAACACGAACAGCGCCAACTATACCGGCGGTATTATCGGCTATCAGGGAGACGGCCGGGTAGAGGACTGCATCAACTACGGCACGATGACCGGCGCAAACAGCATCGGCGGAATTTTGGGTTATGGCGCAATCTCCACCAACGCGCTGCGCCGCAGCATTTCCTTCGGCAATATTCTCAGCCAACGGGACGTGAACGGCGATTACGGCTCCAATCTGGGCGCGGTATTCGGCCAAACCTATGGCATTGTTGATGACGTGACGGGCTACGGCAACGTCTCAGGCGGCGGCGTCATTGGAGGCGTTGGCGGACTGGTGCGCGGCTCGGCTGTTATTACCGGGTTTGTGGGCTTTGGAAACGCCACCGGATTGACAAACCTTGACGGCACGACCGGCGCAAATGTCGGCGGCATCTTCGGCCAAACCCTCAGCGGGTGCGTAATAGACCAAGGCTACTGCACGGGCATCAGCGTTGGCTTCCTCCGGGTCGGCGCGGCGATCGGCAATGTGCAGGCCGGCTCTACCCTGACCAACGTGCGCTGGGATGTCGACGCTACGGGCAGCGGGACCGGCATTGGCGGCGGCACGTCTGCAGGCGTCACGTCGATCAGCGATGCAGCCCTTTTGGCCGGCATTCCCTCGGGTTTCGACAGCCGGTGGTCGCGCGCCTCCACACAGTCCAGCTTCTATCCCTACATCAACACGCTGCCGCTGGGCGAGCTGGCGGGGGGCGTCCTACCGCCGCCGACCATCGACCTCAACCCGCCGCCCTCGATCTCGCTGCTCGGGACCTCCACGTCGGCGGACAGCGCGACCATCGACATGCCGGCCGGGATTGCCGCAGGCAACTATGCGTGGCTGGTGGACTTCAGCCAGAACACGTCGACGAGTGCCCCGGCCCTGGTCACGCCCTCGGGCTTCACCAACGTCCTGTCGCAGACCAGCGCCGCAACAAACGGCACCCGCATTGCCCAATCCATCAAAATCCTCGATGGCACAGAAACGACGATTACGGGGATGGGAGTTGGCACACGCGGCGCTCTGAAGCTGTTGCTTGTGTTCCGCGCCACAGAAGGCACCACATGGACCCGGCTCAATGCGCGTTGCGTTGTCAACGGGGCGGGAACAGGTGTGGCAAATCAGACCGTGGGAGCCGGGACGGCGCCTTGCTTTATCGTCGGATGCAACTTCAGCAAGGGCGGAACAATCCCAAGCCCGCAGATTTCGACGGGCGATAACGACATTGTCACCGTCACGTCTGGCACGACGCCCGCCAACTTTGCCACGGCGGCGTATCGGATCAACAACACGGGGGCGGCTGCAGTGACCTACAACGCCGACACCGTCGCCGGGCTTGGCGTGGCTTGCGTGAATGTGAGCCTGTCATGACCGATGCAGAGTTCCTGATTGAATGCGTGGCCCGGTGCGAAGCGGGCGGGCGCGCCGCGTTTTCTGACGCGGAGATCGCCCGGCTGGTCGCGCTCTCGGGTGTTGATGGCATCGATTACGTGGACGACGGGACCTGCTCGCACACACTCAGCGCGCGGCTTGTCGGGTGGCTCTCGCAATTGGCGACAGAAGAATGAGCAACCGCACCTCTGGCTCACACCTCTGGTGGGTCCGCCCGATCATTGACGGCCACGCCGACGAGAGCGCCGGCCGCGCGTTCGTGGGCACTGAGGCCGAGATGGTTGCACACATCAACGCTCTGCACCGGGAGACCGGGACGTAGAACGCTACGACCATCAGAGGTGGGTAAAATGGGCGAACGGCGCGACCTTTGGTTCATCGCGGATGCGCTGCTAGTGTTTGTGCCGTTTAGCCTTGTCGGCGCGGTGTTTGGCGACGCCATCCGCCGCGATGTGCTGACACGACGGCAGCGCGGAGTCGCGGGCCTGTTCTGCCTTGTCCTTGGGCCAGTGTGCGGGCGCGTCGTGATCTCCGAGTGGAATTGGTCCGACTGGAGTGGGCTCGCCGTGGCCGCGATTATTCCGACCGTTGCTTATGATGTCGTCGGTTTGATTGCCGCCGTTTTACGCGGTGCCAAGGACGATCCGCGCGGCTGGCTGACGCTCATCAAGGAGATGTTTCCTTGGGGGCGAAAGTGATCGAGATTCTGTTCTGGTCTGTTGTGTCCGTCTACGTGATTTGGCGTTTACGTCACCTCATCAATAGCGCGTCGCAGTGAACCACCACCCCCGAATCATTTCAGAGAACGGCCAGCCTACCCGGCTGAAGGTGTGGGATGGCGAGCGCGATCTATCATTCCAAGTGTCAATGGGCGAACTCCGCAACCTCGTCCAAGACGGGCTTGATGTGCTGTTGCGCCGGATGCGCGAGCAAGAAAAGGGCACACCATGAGCAACGCCGCCAATAGCCTGCTGGTCACGTCCAATCGGGGAATCAGCCTCGTCAAAGAGTTTGAGGGACTGGAAACCACGGCTTACCCGGACCCCGGCAATCCAACGACGGGCGAGCCTTGGACCATCGGCTACGGCCACACGCGCGGCGTCCGCAAGGGCGACACCTGTAGCGAGGAGCAGGCGACGGAATGGCTGCGCGAGGACCTGAAAGCCTCTGAGGGCGCGGTCAAGCATCTGGTGGACGTGGTGCTATCGCAGAACCAGTTTGATGCGCTGGTGAGCTTCGTATTCAATTGCGGAGCAGGCGCATTCGGCAATTCGACCATGCTGCGGCTGCTTAATCAGGGCTCCTATCAGGCCGCTGCCGACCAGTTCCCGCGATGGAACAAGGGCGCGTCCGGGCCTCTGCCGGGCCTTGTGCGCCGACGTGCTGCCGAGCGGGCGCTATTTCTGGAAGAGGCGGCGTAGTGACCAAGTACCTTGCCATAGGCGCGGGAGTGCTGGCCGCTCTGCTGGTCGTCTCCGGCATCCTGTTGAAGTTGGCATGGGCAGAGAACGGCGAGCTCGAGGTGCAGTTAGCCGCCGCCAGTGCAGTCATCGCCCAGAAGGAAGCCGACGCCCGCCTGTCCGCCGACATTGTCCGCAAACAAGCCGAAGCATTTACCAAGCTCGAAACCAAGGTCGTTACGGTAACCGAAAGGATCTACAGTGCGCCTGTCACTCGCGAATGCGCTGCCAGCCCTAGCATGCGGGCTGCTACTGTCGGCGTGCGGGACATCATCGCCCCGCCTGGTGGAGCGGACCCCGGACGCGAGCCTTCTCCTCCCGTGCGTTGATCCGACCCTCGCGCTGGACAACGCCAGCGACAACGAGATTGCCGCCGAGCGTATCCGGGTCGCTCAAGCCTACGTCACCTGTAGAACCCGGCACGCAAGCCTCGTTGAGTTTGTGAAAGGCGGAAAGCTCTGATGGCCGCGCAGAGCCTGACTGACGAGGCGTTGCAAGAGGCGGTCGAAGCGGTGGCCCGGTTGGGCAGTCAGAGCGCGGCGGCAGACTATCTCAGGATGTCGCGGACGACATTTCAACACCGCGTGCGGGAAGCCGAGCGCCGGGGCTTTAGACCAGACGGCCAGCGCATGGTGATGAAAGGGCAGTCCGTCCTTTACGACGGCGACGGCAACGAGCGCGGCAGGTGGGATAAGACGCGGCTCGCCGGCCGGGCCGAAGGCGATACCGTCCAGCTTCCCGACCCGAAAAAGATCGTCAAAACCTCCCGGCTATACGACCAGACCGGCGCGATTACTCAGCAGTGGGTGACTGAGAAGGCGGACGAGGCCGAGCGCGAGGCCCTGTGGAAGCAATGCGCTGCGGACATCGCGGCCGACGTGAAGCGCGCCAAGCAGGTGCCGCGCGGCAAGCATGCCGTTTCGAGCGACGTTCTCGCGGTCTACCCGGTCGGGGATCACCACGTCGGCATGCGCGCCTGGAGCGAGGAAACAGGCGGCGAAAACTACGATCTGGCCCGCAGTGAGCAGCTTTTAGCCGACGCCTCGCAACGGCTGATCGAGGTATGCCCGCCGTCAGAGCAGGCGCTTATCGCGTGGTTGGGCGATTTCCTTCATTACGATTCCTATGCCGCCGTCACGCCGCAGCACAAGAACCTGCTGGATGCGGACGGGCGGTTTCCCAAAATGATCCAATGCGCGGTGCGTATGGTTCGGCACATGATTAGCGCGGCGCTGGCGCGGCATGGCCGCGTCCGGGTGATCTTTGAAAAAGGGAACCACGACCCGGCGACGGCGGCATTCATGACCGTATTGCTAGGCGTCCTCTACGAAAACGAGCCGCGTGTCTCGGTCGATACGTCGCCCCAGCACTTCCACTATTTTGAGTGGGGTCGCGTCCTAATAGGCACACATCACGGCGACAAAGCCAAGCCGCAGCACCTTCCGTCCATCATGGCAACGGACCAGCCGGCAGCCTGGGGCCGCACGTCGTATCGGCTTTGGTTAACCGGCCACGTCCACCACGAGGCCGTCAAAGAGTACCCAGGCTGCAACGTCGAAACCTTGGGCGTCCTGCCGCCGGCCGATGCCTATGCCGCGTCCAACGGCTACCGCTCCCGGCAGTCCATGAAAGCCATCGTCTTCCACCGTGAGCATGGCGAGGTGGAGCGCCACACTGTTAATCCGGGCATGTTTGACAGGAGCGCGGCATGAAGATCGTTCGCGTGACGTGGTGGGACGCTCTAGCTGTGGCGATGTGGTGCAAGCATACGGAGCCGATGGCGCCACAAGTCTGCGTCACCGTGGGCTTTCTGGTGGCAGAGGACGCGGATCACGTCATGGTGGCGGCCACCGTCTCAGATGATGAGTGCGTTGCGGCAATGCAAATACCGCGCGCTATGATCCGGGCTATGGATGACATCGCGTGATGCCCGAGCGGGAAGAAACCGGCCCGCATTGCCGCGCCACGTTCTCAATCTTCCCGAGTGGGATTAGAGTCTGGCCGCGATCTGCTCGGCAGTCTCGCGGTAGTACGTCCCGACTAGAATACGCACGTCCTTGTGCCCGCTGATCTTGGCAAGTGTCATCACGTCAACCTTGCGGGCAAGGCGTGTCAGGGCCTCCGCGCGGCTGTCGTGAAAGTGCAAGTCCTCGATTAAAAGCCGGTCGCGCGCCTTGCGGAATAGGGTATCCAGCACGGCGCTTGATATGGTGAAGCACGCATCCCTGTCGGCCACTGGGCGCAAGAGCCGCACAGCATGGTGCGTCAGGGGCACGTCGCGGGGCTTGCCTGTCAAATGCTGCGTCTTGTGCGCTACTGACGCAACCCGGCGGCGTAGGTCAAGATTTCCCCGGCCAAGGCTCAAGATTTCACCCGCCCGCATACCGGACCGCAGGGCGACCATGAAGGCTAATGCGACCTCCTGCCCCTTTGTCTGAGGGGCATTGCCGGGCCTGTAGTCGAGGATGCGGCACAGGGCGCGGACTTCGCCGGGGCTCACCCGCCGAGTGCGCGGGGCCGGGTTCCTGGGGATGCGTAGGCCCTGCAGCGGGTTGCCGGTCATCCACCGCCATTCCTCGCGCGCCACCCGGAAAGCGTGCCGGAGCCAGTTCAGGTTACGCAGCACCGTGGCATCGCTGACGGCCTTTAGCCGAGCGTCCCGCCACGCAGCAAAGTCCGGCGCGTCCAAGTCGGCCAGCTTTTTTTCAGCCAGATCGGGGAAATCCCGCAGGAACGCCTTGGCTTGGCTGATTTCGTGCGCGCTGCCTCGTTTAGCGGGCATGACCGTCTCCGCGTAATGCTCGAGCAACTGCCGTAGCGTGCGCGTCTCGGCGGCTGGCCGCTCTAGCTCTTGCTCCTTGGCAACAGCCCACGCCGACGCCTCGCGCTGCGTCCTGAACACCTTGGATGCGCGCCGCCCGTTCACATAGACCTGTGCCCGGTAGCCGCGCCCGTACCTACCCACTGATGCCATGCCCGCTCCCCCTGCGTAGTGGCGTGGGGGAATAATGGGGAGACGGCGGCGTGATTGTCTAGTTTGCGGGATATTGCCGGATATTGCCCGGTGCTGCAAAAGACCTGTAAAGCCGCTGTTTATCCTGCAAAATCCTAGGCGGGGATATTGCCGGATATTGCCGGTGGTGCCCCCGGCCGGACGCAAAAACCCAGCACCTAAAGCGTTCCGTGCCTGTCGTGCGTAATTATTGGGGAGCGCGCAGCGCATCCACGGCCTCGATTGCAATCAGCCCACAGGCATTGAGCCGCAGTTTACCGGCCATGATGTAGTTCCGCACGGTCTTAGGGTGGACGCGCAGCATCTGCGCTGCCTGCTTTTGCGTGACCTGCGTAGGTCGCGGATGCGACTCGGCGTAGAGACGCACCGCCTGCACGGCAACGCGCAAGGTTTGGTCGTCGGTCATGTGTTCCTGCTCCTTTGGAATTCCTCAACGTGTTTGGCGATGCGTTCCCATTCGCGCGGGTCCGTGACGGCAAGCCGATTGAAGGCGATGACGTTCTGACGCCACCACGTCTCAAAGGAGGCGCGGTCTTTCCACGGCCCGGCGGTCATCTCAGCACCACCTCTCCGCTGATCTTTTTCTTCCATTTCGACCGGAAGGCGGGAGGCTTGCGGATGCCGTTATGCTTGGCTTCCCGCCGCACAGCGCGGGCGATGTCGCCAACGTCCTTGGCGGTCTTGCCGCCACGGTGGCAGCACTCCTTGCCGAGCAACTTACCTTCCGCGATTGTGAGCGGCTTGGTCTTGTCCAGCACCAGGGCCTCGGGGATTGTGTGGTCGATCTCGTATGGGCGATGGCCCAAGACAAACCCGCAGCCCTCGCAGGCGATCCGGCCCGCCGCGTTCATGGCGCGGTGGACTATCTCGGCCTTCTGGCGTTTGGAGAACTCACGGCGGGCGGTCATGCGGCCTGCCTTTGCGCGCAAGCAAGAAGGTCGCCGGGATCGGTCAACACAATGCCCTTTTCGGAAAAGTGCCGATGCACGCCGTCGAGATAGGCCGTCGCCTGCTTCGTGGTCATTAGCCGGGTGATGGGAAAGTCCAGAGGCTCCATCATTAAGGCCAACTTCTGCGTATAGGGCAGCGGCCTCACGATGGCGTCGTAGCGTTGGCGAAAGGCATCGTTCTCGGCGCGCAGGATGGGAACGCCTATGGTAAGTTTTGCGTACCCTCTGACCTCTTCCGGCGTCTGGTCGCCAAGCTGCTCCGCGATCTCGTTCAGCCACAGCCGTTGAAGCTTGTTCTGCTTCAACGACCGCTTGCCTCCCCTGGATAGCGAGACGGTCAAGGGCAGCGGCTGCGCCTCCAGGAAGCGGATCAGCGTGCGCCGGTCCGCGTCGGTTTCAAGGAAGCGCGTAGTCATCAGCGGATCGCCGTCCTGACCTGTTCAAAGATGCGGACGCCGGGGATGTCGCGACGCCCGCCAGCAATGGCCGCCTTGATGGCCGCCTCGTTGACCATCAGGAACTCACGCGGCACCTGGGCGGGGGATACGACCTCGTGAATCCACTTCACGGACGCGGCGGCCTTGGTCCCGCTGAAGCCCACCACGCGGGCAGCTTCCTTGGCGATCACAGGCGCGGCAACCGGAGGCGGGGGCTCATCGAACGCTTCCGCCTCCTTCCGGGCGCG